ATATGGCTATAATCCTGAGTGAAGGTGAAATAAGTAGTGTCGACACCTTATTTGTAAATGACCAACAGGTTACACTATCTGGTGCTTTAACTGATGGCACACAAAGAACAGTATCTAGTTCCGATAGTAACTTTTTCGACACAGAAAATTCAAATAGTTTAATAACAGTAGAAGCACATTTAGGAACAGATACACAAACAGCATCATCATTATTAGATGAAAGGCAATCATGGACTTCAGACCATAGACTTAGAGGGTTAGCATATCTTGCCCTTAAATTTGAATGGAACGCAGATAAGTTTGGTTCATTACCTACTGTTCAAGCCATAATAAAAGGGAAAAAGGTATATAACCCTAATTTAGACACAACAGTTACAGGAGGTAGCGGTAGCCATAGAAAAGACACAAGTTCAACTTGGGCATATTCGGATAATCCAATATTACAAATGCTAGATTATCTAAGGAATGATAGATTCGGAATGGGTATAACCAACAGCTATTTTGATAGTAATTTTGCCGATTGGCAGACAGCAAGCGATGTATGCGATACCAATATAACCCCCTTTAGCGGTGCAAGTCAGATAGATTTGATGGATAGCCACATTGTTGTCGATACATCAAAGAAAGCCATTGATAACGTAAAGGAATTTGTAAAGGGTTCACGTTCTTATCTAAACTTTTCTGGTGGTAAATATAACATATTAGTCGAAACAACAGGAACAGCATCTATTAGCCTAACTGAAGATAATATTATAGGCGGTATTCAGATAAACAGTAAAAATAAAAACTCACGTTACAACAGGGTAATAGTTAACTTTATAAACCCAAACAAAAACTATCAAGCTGACTCAGCACAGTTCCCCCCTGTAGATGAAACAGGACTAGCTACAGCCGATACTTTCGATACTATGAAAACAGAAGATGGAGGGATATTACTTGAAGGGCGTTTTGACTTTCCAATGTTAACAAATGTGCATCAAGCACAGGAAATGGCAGAAATAATATTAAGACGCTCAAGAACTAGTTTAGATGTTTCGATAAAAGCAGATGCAACAGCCTTAGATTTATCCATAGGTGATTTGGTTAATATTACCCATGCAACCCCTGCTTTTTCCGCAAAAGCCTTCAGAGTGCAAGGATTAAGCATAGGCACAGACCACACAGTAAGTTTACAATGTTCAGAGCATCAAGATAGTTTTTATGCGTTTGGTTTACAGTTAGCACCGCCAGAAATACCAGATACAAGCTTACCAAATCCCTTTAGTGTTCAAGCACCTGCAATAACAGTCACCGATGAACTTAGAGTGCTGAATGAAGAAGCCATAAGTGTGTTGGTGGTAGAAGCCACAACCGCAGATTTATTCGCGACAGATTTTGAAGTACAGGCGAAAAAAAGCACAGATACCAACTTTATTAACTTAGGAAAAGCGAGTGGGCGTAGATTTGAACTTATAAATGTTGAAGATGATGCGATTTACAATGTAAGGGCAAGAACAGTTAGCTCTATTAGTCGGTCTGTATTCACAACAGCAACACATCAGATTATAGGTAAAACCGCACCGCCAGAAACAGTAACAAACTTTTCAATAAATATAATACAAACAGAAGCACATTTATCATGGACACCAGTAGGGGATTTAGACTTATCACACTACAGAATAAGACACTCAAGAGATACTTCAGCGAGTGCAACTTATGCAAACTCAGTTGACTTGATTGCCAAAGTGTCAAGGCCTGCTAATACAGCCGTTGTTCCTGCAATGACAGGCACATATTTTATCAAGGCGGTGGATAAACTAGGGAATGAGTCACTTGATTCAACATCTTCTGTGGCGATTATAGAAAACATAAAAGACCTCAATGCGGTGGCTACATCGACTCAAAACCCAACATTTTCTGGAGCAAAATCAAATGTCGTTATTGTGGATAGTAATTTAAGACTTGCTACAAGTGTTTTATTCGATAGCGGTGCAGGAAATTTTGATACCACAGGGGGGTTATTTGATGGTGGTGGCGGTAAAGTATCGGCAAGTGGCACGTACGATTTTGATAATGTGGTAGACCTTACGGCTGTTTTTACAAGTCGAGTAACCGCAAATGTAACCATGACTAGAATAGATTTTGGTGTGCAGTTTGATGATGCAACAGGCAACTTTGACGATAGAGAAGGTTTGTTTGATGGGGATGCAAATGAGTTTGGTGATACAAATTGTGAATTACAAATAGCAACAACAGAAGATGACCCTGCTAGTGGAAGTGCAACATTTACAGCGTTTCGCAAGTTTTTTGTCGGTGATTACAAGGCAAGAGGTTTTAAATTTAGGGCATTGCTTACGTCAACAGATTCCGAAGCTACCCCTAGCGTTAGTGCTTTGTCTGTAACTGTAGATATGCCAGATAGAATAGTAGCAGAAAACGATATAGCGAGTGGCACAGGTACAAAAGCGATAACATTCAGTCCTGCATTTAAATCACTTCAAGGTGTAGGAATTTCAGCACAGAACTTGGCGAGTGGGGATTTCTATGCTATAACAAGTAAAAGTGCTACTGGTTTCACGATACAATTTTTCAATAGTGGCGGTTCTGGAATAAATAGAACTTTCGATTATGTAGCAAAAGGGTTCGGTGAATTAGTAACATAAAGGAGAAAAGATGGCACAACACGACTACGTTATAGACAACCAAACATTCCCCAACACAAGGTCAGATATTAATAGTGTTTTACAGGCGATTGTTTCGGTAAATAGTGGGTCTTCAGCACCTAGCACGACTTATGCTTATCAACTATGGTACGACACAGGGAATAATATTCTTAAAATTAGAAACGCTGATAACGATGCTTTTATAAATTTATTTACCTTTAATCAAACAGCCGATACAGCCGAAGTTTCCGCAGGGGGTGGTGCAGGTTTTTTTCAAGGCGATAACGGCAACCAAGGTGACACAACAAATGGGAAGAAAGACATATTTAGAACCCATGAACAGGAACTAAACACGAATACAACAATAGCGTCTGGAGATAACACAGGCTGTTTTCATAGCCTTTCAATAGCTTCTGGCATAACATTAACAGTTAGTGGAAATCTGGTGATAGCATGAGTTCAACAATAAAAGTCAATAATATACAAAATCTAGCAGGTGATGATAGCGGTTTTGACCTATCAACAAATGATGTAGTTGCTGTAAAAACAGCTAACACAGAGCGTATGAGAATAGATGCAAGTGGCAACGTGGGTGTTGGCACGACATCACCTGATACTCCTCTAACAATAGATGGAGGTTCTACAGATAATACTGTTGCTCATTTTAAATCGGGTTCTGCAAATACATATATAAAGCTGTCAGATAGTAATACATCAAATGGTGTTTTTGTTGGTGCTACAACTGAAGATTTGACGCTTTGGTCAAATAATACAGAACGCATGAGGATTGATAGCACTGGGAATAAGATTATGAATCCTGCTTCCACTTCATCACAAATATCAGCAGGAACACATAGTGGAAGTTTTTTTGCACCTGCAGGACAATATGAAAGTTGTAGGGCAACATCATCAACTAGCACTCATGTGACTTTTAGAAATACAAATGGAAGTGTTGGTACTATCAAAACAAGTAGCTCAAGCACATCATATAACACAAGCTCAGACTATCGCATTAAAGAAAACGTAGTTACGGATTGGGATGCAACTACAAGACTTAAACAACTCAAGCCAAGTAGGTTTAATTTTAAGGTAGAAAAAGATACTACAGTAGATGGCTTTATTGCACATGAGGTATCAAGTGTAGTGCCAGAAGCTATTAGTGGGGAAAAAGATGAAGTCGATAAAGATGGAAACCCAGAGTATCAAGGCATAGACCAAAGCAAACTTGTGCCACTTCTCACAAAAGCACTACAAGAAGCAGTAGCAAAGATAGAAACACTTGAAGCCAAAGTAACAGCACTGGAGGGTAAATAATGTCAGAAATAAAAGTAAACAGCGTTGTTAACTCTACAGGCGATAATGATAGTGGACTAGATTTAGCTACAAATGATATTGTTAAGGTAAAGACCGCTAATAATGAACGTATGAGAGTGGATGCCAGTGGAAACATACTGTTCAACAAAACAGCTTTAAATAATACTGATGTCGGAGCTAGGTTTAACGTAGGTGGAGATGCTTCTTTTGTAAAAGATGGTGGTGCTTGTCTTAAAATGAATAGGACATCTAGTCATGGTGACGTTATAGAAATATTAAACGACAATACTAGTGTAGGTGCTATTGCGACTGACTCAAGTGTGTTTAAATTTTATGGTGTTTTTTCTGGTGGTGCAGGACTAGGTATTTATTCAAATCGTTCAGTAAGACCTTTAGATAGTTCTGGTGATGCGTCAGATAATGATTGTGACCTCGGACACTCTTCACAAAGATACGCTACTTTATTTGCAGGCACACCTTCAATAAACACTTCAGATGAAAATGAAAAACAAGATGTAGAAGTATTTTCAGACGCAGAAATGAAAGTGGCAAAAAAGATATCGTCATTATTTAAAAAGTTTAAATATAAAGATGCGGTAATTGCAAAGGGCGATGATGCAAGAGTGCATTCTGGTGTTATAGCACAAGAGATAGAAAAGGTATTTAAGGAAGAAAAGTTAGATGCTAGTAATTATGCTTTTTGGTGTAAAGACACATGGAAAAATGATGATGGCAAAGAGCAAACAAGATACGGCATAAGATATAGTGAGTTATTATCTTTTATCTGTGCTTACAACGATCAAAGGTTTGCTTCTATAGAAGCAAGACTAACAGCATTGGAGGGTAAATAAATGAGTACACTAACAGTAGGAACAATATCAGAAAAAGTCACTGATGCAGGGGTTGCGGTTGATGGTGTAACACTGAAAGATGGGGGTGCAACTTTTACAAGTGCGGTGGGTGTAACTGGCAACACAACAATTACAAGCGGTAATTTAGTTATTGGAACATCTGGAAATGGCATAGATTTTTCAGCCGTTAGTGGGTCAGCAAGTGGTTCATCGTCAGCTTTACTGGATGACTACGAGGAGGGAACATTCACGCCTACCTTTCAATCTGTAAATTTAAGTGGAACAACATTTACTTCTCAAACAGGGAAGTATGTTAAAGTAGGAAAGTTAGTTTTTTGTAATGTTGCTATTGTAGTGGGTTCTGGACTAGATACCTCAGACAACTCTGGTGTTACTGTTAGAGATTTTCCTTTTACAATTGATGACACAACTGAGTCTGGATTAGTAACATTAGGTAGGGAAGTGGATTTACTTAATGGTAAAGAGGACACCTTTAGAAATGCAAGATTTACAAGCATAAGTGTGTTACTTATGGAAGGACAAGCTGACAACATTCAATATTTAAATTGTAGTAGTTCTGGCACTCTACAACTATCTGTAATGTATATGGCAACAGCATAAAAATTTATTTAAGTGAGGTAAAAATGGCAATAACAAAAGAAGAAGTACAAGACAAATTTGAAGTTGTAGGTGACTTCAAACACATACAAGTAAGAACCGCGACAGTAATAAAAGAGGATGGTAAAGAAATATCAAGGTCTTATCATCGCCATGTGGTATCACCAGACAGCGATAGTTCAAAAGAAAGTGCAGATGTCAAAGCAATGGTCAAGCAATTTCACACAGACGAAGTAAAAAAAGCTTATGCAACCCATTTAGCTAATCAAGAGTAAAAATGACGAAAGCAGATATAAACGCAATACTTATGGAACTTAGCGTTCTTAAAAACGATATGTATCATTTTAGACAAGACATGGAGCGTAGGGTTTCACGACTAGAGAGAATAGTTATTTCAATAACCGCCTTTTATGTATTGAGTTCATTTGGGGTTATCTTCAACACCATAGTGCTATAAATTGACTACAGGGGGGTTTGTAAATGTTTGACCCTGTAAGTATAAGTGCAAGTTTAGCAGTTGCCAGTACGGCTTTTAACGGCATTAAAAAGGCATTTCATGCAGGTAGAGAGCTTGAAGCCATGTCGCAAGACCTATCAAGATGGATGGGTGCGGTTTCTGATATTGATAACGCCCACAAGTCAGCAAAAAACCCATCGTTGTTTAGAAAAGTTATGAATGGCAAAACTATCGAACAAGAAGCCATCGAAGCATTTAGTGCTAAACAGGCGTTAGAATCACAAAGGAATGATTTACGGACGTTCATCCAATACAGTCACGGACAGTCAAAATGGAACGAATTACTTAGGATGGAAGCGGATATTAGGCTTAGAAGACAAAAGGAGGTTTACGATAAACAGCAATTTAGAGAAAAGGTTATAACGTATGTCGTTTTGGCAGTGGTTTTGGTTGTTGGCGTTGGTGTTTTGGGTGGTTTTATATTCACTCTTATGGGGTTCGACAGGGGTTGGTGGCTATCATAGCAGGGATAAATGCGTCAGAAAAGAAGGTGGACAAGAAACCTTTGAGTGGCTTTGTACTGATGGGAAAGTGATATATTTAGCACAGTCGGATAATATAAAGAACTGTTTTACCTGTTTTCTTAAAAAATTTAGCGACTGGACATGGGAACAAGAAATAAGAAAAGGTATAAGAGAAGACCCAAAGTATGTTACTTGTAGGAGATATAAGAGGAAAAAGGCAAAGAATGGTCAACAGGTTTGTTTATACAAAGGTGCGAATGATACATATACTCTAGTCGTGGAAGGACAATGCCCTGTTGAATTTCAATGCAAGTATGAACCAAACGGAAAAGAACCTAATATAGATAGCGTTGTTGATTCACTAAATGAGAGTTTTAAGAAATGACACAAAAGAAACTAGAAAAAGATTCAAAATATAACGAAATGGACGCTAACAAAGATGGTGTTATTTCCGATATTGAAATAGACAGTTGGCAACAAACAGAAGAGGTCAAAAGAATAAACAGAAAGCAAATGCACCAAAGAAACATGGCTTGGGTTTCTCTTGGGTCAATGTTGGTTTTTACAATAATAATGTTTACGCCCTTGATACCAGACTCACGAATAAAACTTCTCACAGACCTATCAAACCTATTTTATCTGGCACAAGCAGGTATAGTTGGTGCTTTTATGGGGTTTTCGGTCTTAGATAGAACAGGTGCAAAAAAATGATTACATTACTTGGTAGCTTACTAGGATTCGGAACAAGCTTTCTACCAGAAGTTCTAAATTATTTCAAAAGAGGACAAGAACAAAAGCACGAATTACAAAGAATGAAAATGGAAATAGAACTCATGGCAAAAAGGTCAGAGTTCAAAATTCAAGAACTGGACAAAGAAGCAGAAATAAAAGAAGCAGAGGGGTTGTATAAACATGATAGCGTGGATGCAGGAGGTTTTATCAACGCATTACGAGGAAGTGTACGCCCTATTATCACTTATGCTTTTTTTGGCTTATTCGTTGCCATCAAAGTGACCGCTTTGATTAGCCTTATGAGTTTACCAGAAATGCAACTAAACATGGCTCTCAGTATGATTTGGGATGACCAGACCGCAGGTTTATTTTCCGCTATTATGGCATTTTGGTTTGGAAATAGGGCAGTTAGCAAGTATTATAAAGCAAAAGGGTGAACATTGAACACAGAAGCAATAATAACCCATATATGTGTAGTTTTTGTTGGAGTGGTGTTAGTATATTTTTTTATATTTTAAGAAAGGGTAAACAATGGCTTTCACATTATCACAAAGAAGTTTAGGACGATTAGACGGAGTTAATAATAAATTACATTCGGTAGTAACCACCGCCATAGGTCTTTCTAATGTCGATTTTGGCGTTACATCGGGTTTAAGAACTCAAAAAGAACAAGAAGACCTAGTAGCTAGAGGTGCTTCACAGAGTCTAAAAAGTAAACACCTTACAGGCGATGCGGTTGATGTTGTCGCTTATATCGGCTCACGCATTTCATGGGAATTGAATTTATATGATGATATTGCAGATGCGTTCAAAGAAGCGTCAATAAAAGAAGGGGTTTCAATAAGATGGGGTGCTTCATGGCATATACCACAGTTTGATAAGTGGGAAGGTACGGCTGAAGAAGCTATGATGGCTTACATAGACCTTAGACGCTCACTTAACAAAAGACCATTTATTGATGCCGTACATTTCGAGTTGGTCACATGAAAAAACAAATATACATGAAACTCTATGATATATTCTCAAGCATAGCGAGTTGTTTTCTTAGAAAATCATTGAACCAAAAAACCAAAGGGGGGAATAATGGCACTAACACCAAAACAAAAAAAACTACCAAAAGGACTTCAACAAGCAATCCTAAAAAGTCAAAAAAAGGGTAAAAAGAAGAAAGGAAAGAAATAATGCCATATCACTATGGAAGTCGCACAATGACTTCAAAACCTATGAAGAAAAAAAAGAAAAAGAAAAAAACCAAAATGAGAAAGAGAAAATAAATGGTTTTAGTCAAATCTATTAAGAAGTTCACTAAGGACTTAACACCCCGACAACGCAAGACCATGAACCGACACGCTAGACATCATTCATTGAAACATATGAAAGAAATGTCTAAAGACCTAGCATCTGGAAACTTTACTTTTGCTCAAGCACATAACAGGGCCATGCGGAAAGTCGGCAAATGAATGGGTTTACAACCACAGCTACTATTTCTGAACTCATAGACAAAAGACCCATAGTACGTAAGCGGAAACGTAAAAGAAATAACAAAATGTCCTTTAAAGGCAATTTAAAAGCCGTACAACGCCTGTTGCGTGTAAAAAGGGTAAAGTAGCAGGGAAATAGTTAAGACCGCACAGGGACGTTTATTTCTATAATCTCTTTTATCTGGTCTAAACATTCAGTAACACCGCCCTTGACTATAAAATGAGGTGTACCCATAGCTTTTGATTGCACCGCCCAAAGCTTTTGAGCATCTGAAAGCCTACCTTTTTCATTCTTCAACTCAATATACAAAACCCTTCCTTCTGGATACTCAACAATAATATCTGGACAACCCGACTTCAAACCCATCTTTTTCATCTTTAAATGATAGCCAATAGACTTCTGACCTTCATTCGGAACATGGAAATGCCGAAAATGGTAGTATTTACACAAGTAATTTAGGTAGTCATTGCAAGATATTTGTATGTCTGATTCTTTCGTCATGGGGGTAAAGTCTAAAGTTTAATGAGATTGCACCCATTTAGTTTATAAAATTTACCCCCAAAGCTATACAAAACGAATTGGAGTTCATTTGTATATTCCGCCTATTGAAGGAATATAAGAAAGATAGCAAAAAAAACACCAAACCACAATATTTTTTCATTTTTGTTGTTGACAATCAAATAAACCTAGCTTATAATCTAGGTTATTAATACTAATAATAATAATAAATTGGAGTTCAAAATGACAAATCAAATTAAATTCGGTATCAACTTTAGAGGTCATTGGGATACTTATACCCATTCTGAAGTTGCTAATTTTATTGACAATGCATCTTCCTTAGAACCACTAGGTTTGAAGAAAAGTTATATTGCTTTTCTCAATCTCTTTCTTGATAAGAAGGTCAAGCCAAGCACTCTGGTTGACTATGATGTGCTAGAGGTCTTTCTTGGTGACATCGATAACAGAGCATCAATAGATTACCTTGAGGGGAATGTAGACCCAGAAGAATGGTATGAGGGTTATATGGGCGGTAAATACTTCCACCAAATATCCAAAAAGCTTGAAAAGCATTTACAGGCAAACAAGCCAAAGCCACTAACTCAAGCAGACCTTGTTGAAGCTTTTGACGGCTTTGGTCTAAGCAGAGAGGAGTAAGCAAATGAGAAAATCAATTAGAAATCGTTTGAACAATATCGAATTTATCAAAAACACAGCTTACCTATCAGACGAGTGGTCAAAGAGGGAATTTTGCTTAACAAAAAATCATAATGGTTGGTATGTATTCGATAATCTGGATAGTGAAATAATATCACTTGATGAAGAAACTAAATACTCAAGCACTCTTGAGATACTCAACAACCGCCTAAACAAAATGAAAAGAAACAAGGTTGTGGACTTTGACCGAAGGGATAAATTTATGAAACTACCGCCACAAAAATATCCTTTCTCTGACCAATGTGGGGGGTACTAATATGAAAATCAGACTACACAAAATCAGAAAAGCACTCAGCTATACATGGGAGTATTCAGAGGGTACTCAAGTGAAATTAGAAGATAAAAAAATAGTAAGCCTTATCCTTAGAGGGTTCACAGACGAGCAAATAATAAATCTAGGGCATGAAATATGGATGTATTGGGATAATCGTAGATATTGGAAAGCTAAAAAAGAACTAGGCTTATCTACGTTAGATTTTTACGTTCCTTGGAGGGTTTAGAAATGATAGCTAAAGTAAAAGGTGGTGACCTTATCAATAGGGGTAATGTCACCTTACCCAAAGATTTTGTTGAGCAAAGAGTCAAGGCTGTAAGAGATTGGTATATCGACAATGGTCAAGACTATGATTTACAGCACATACGAGATTGTGCAGTACACGTAGCCTTGAAAGAAATGGATGGAGTCATTTTTGAAAACAGCATTTTCGCAGTCAACAAATATGAAGGTAAATCAGCCGATGAATTAGTACACACAGAAGAATTAAAAGGGAAGTGTGTCTGGCTAAGTATCAAACGTAAAGACAAGGGCGATAATATCAAATGGTCTGATAAAATGTCTATTATGGAAAACCTACTAGGCGATGAATGGCTAGGGATAGAGATATATCCACCTGCAAAGTTTATGGTCGATACAGCTAACCAGTATCATTTGATTTGTATACCGCCAGAATTTACAGACCATTTTCCTTTTGGGTGGAAGCATAGGGAAGTAATGAGCGTAGACACTAAAGGCGGTTTCAATAAACTTGGACAAACCTACAGGGGGAATAGAAAATGAAGATAGCAATTAAACATACAGTTACCTTAGAGGGTCACGAATTAGAGGAATTTAAACTTCTGTATGACTTAGACAAGAGAGAGGGAGAAACATTTAGGGAATGGTATGTCAGTCGTTTCATAGCTGATGGCGAAGCCTGTTTAGATGAATCTAAAAACAATCTAATTGGTGGGGGTTTATGATGATAGAACAACCAACTCAAATAGGGAACAAAACGCTTTACAACGTTAGAGTCCTAAATATTTCAGTAGCCAAGCATTACGGCTTAGTAAAAGAATATTGTGAGATTGTTTCTCAAGCTAGGGATACCAACAAACAGGATTTAGAGAAGAATGGGGTACAAGCAGAACTTACCCTGTACTTCTCAGTAAAAAAACATTTAGACCAGTTGGTTTTAGAAAAACTTATGAAAAATAAAATACACAAGTTTGGAGCAGATAAAAGATGAATAAATTATTAGAAATTGTTTTTGATTGTGCGTTTTTGCTTATGTTCTTTGCACTTTGTTATTTCATACTGGTCGCTTTTACATAGACATAACCCAAAAACTAATATAGGTTTATAGATGAATTGGAGTTCGCATGAAGAAATCAAAATTAATTTTCACTTTATTGTCAGCCGTTGTTATTGGTGGTTGTTCTACCATGCCAATAGTAGATAGTAGAGGAAAATCGTCAGCCAATATAAAGGGTGACATGAACCGCTTCCACGATGATTATTATACCTGTAAAAGCTTAGTTCAAGACCAGACAAGTTACGTTTGGGATAAAAGCAAAGCAGTTTATAATGGTCTAAGGTGGAGAGTGCTATGGCTTTCACCTAAAGCAAATACCAGAAAGGATTTTGTAAATAGGTGTTTAGAGGGTCGGGGTTATAACGTAATTAATAAATAAGGAAAATAAAATGATAATAGATAAAATATTTGATAATACGAAAGATGGAGTTCCTAACTACTCTATAGATTTAATTGATGGCACTAGGCTTTACTATAGGGGTACAGTTATGAACCCCATGCCACAGAAGGGCGATGCGATAAACTATACTGTAATCAATACGAAAACGTCAGCTAATGGAAATCAATACACGAATATAAAAGATGTTGAGATAGCATCAATGCCAGACAACGGACAGCCAGTGTATACGCCTACACAAGCACCACAACCGCCACAACCAATGCCACAGGCTAATAATACCTTCACAGC